AGCAGATCCGGTTCATTCATCAAGAGTAGGAACAGATAGTAGAATCTTAATTAGAAAAGTTTTTTATAAAACCCCACAAGCAATGTGGCGCTTTTATGGCTATTATGGCGGTTTGAACGCCGTTGGTAACTTATCTAGTTATGGTCAGTTTGCTGATGACTCAACTTTTGAAGTTATTCCAACTTGGCAAAATAAAGCCCAGGCAATGGCTTTTGAAGACGCTATTTATACAAGAACAAGCGGCTTTTCATATCAGTTAAGAAACAACCAACTTCGTATTTTCCCTTCTCCCACCATCGCCCAGCCAAAAAAGATGTGGATCGAGTATTCAGTAGATGAATCACCGCTTTCTTCATCTATTGGCTATGTTGAAAAGCAAATCAATGGTGTAAACAACTTAAATACCCTTCCATATGAAAATGTGCCGTATGCTTCTATTAACTCAATAGGCAAACATTGGATTCGGCGCTATGCTCTTGCCGTATCAAAAGGACAACTAGGAGAGATACGTTCTAAGTTTGCCACAGTTCCTATTCCTGGCGAGTCTGTGACGCTGAACGGCACTGCCCTAAAAGATGAGAGCAAGGCAGAAAAGCAAGCCCTTAGAGATGAACTCAAGACCATTATGGACGAGTTGACTTATACCAAACTTGCGCAAGACGACCAAACAAAGATCTCGGCAGTGGTTGAGACCTTTAAAGCTATTCCAATGCCGATCTATACTGGCCCACAAGGTAGCGCATAATGGCAGATAACAAATGGTCTAGACCAGCTCAGCCACCACCGCCACTCTTTTTCAACGAGAAAGAGCGAGATCTGGTAAAACAAGTAAATGACGAACTAATAGAAAGAGTAATAGGACAAACAGTTGCTTATTACCCACTTTCCTTAGAGCACACAAACTATCATTCACTTTATGGGGAGGCAATCCAAAAATCTTTCCTTCCTCCAGTTAGAGTATACGCATTAGTCAAGTTTGATGGTATTCAAACAGAAACATCAAACTACGGCCTAGACAAAACTGCTTCAATAACTGTAAACTTCCATAAAAGAAGGCTTACAGAGGACCAAGATCTTTATGTTAGAGAAGGAGATTTTGTGTTGTATGACGAGATTTTATACGAAATAACAACCCTTATGGAACCCAGGCTTTTATTCGGGCAAGCAGACAGAAGATTTGAGATTTCAGCCAAGTGCTTGAGATCAAGAGAAGGTTTATTCGATGGACAATAACGGATCAGAAAGATTAATACACATCCCGTTCGAACCCTCAACATTGGAAAACATTGACGAGGCTGTTTTTAACTTTGTCAATGAAGATCTAAACATTAGCACAAGAACAAACAAAGGCTTCAAGAAAGTTCCGGTTATTTGGCAAGGATCCGAACGAGCTTGGTATACAAAGAAAGATCCAAGAACAAATGACATTCTAAACTTTCCGATTATTACTGTTGCAAGAACCGGCCTATCAAAAGATCCTTCAAAAAAAGGAATCTTCCAAGGGAACGTCCCACCAGATTCTAATGGTGCTTCTATTCAGATTGCAAAAAGAATAATGCAAAGTAAAACAGCAGATTTCTCCAATGCATTTGCAAAACAACAAACCGGGCAGTCAACGCAGAACAAAAGAAGAAAAAAGACAAAAGTTGTTTATGACTTTATTGGCATACCTCAAGTGGTGCACATCAACCCAACTTATGAAGTAACCCTTACCTCGTTATACACCCAGCAAATGAATGAAATGATTCAGCCTTTTATGGTTCGAACCGGAAACATAAACTATGAGGTGGTGGAGAACAACTTTCACCGCTATGAGTTGTTTATGGACTCAAATTACAACATCTCAGACAACTCAGCAAATTTAGGCGAAGAACAAAGAAAGTTGGAAGCAAAAATCTCTTTTAATTTAATTGCTTATTTATTTGGCGAATATGTCAACGAAGAAAAGCCAAAAATAATAATCAGGGAAAGCATTGTAGAGTACAAATTTCCAAAAGAAACGATTATTTTTGACTTGTAAGTGTTTTTAGGATTTTTTCAACTATTTATTATTGAACTATAACTATAGTTAACTAAGGAGTTTTAAGCAATGGCAGTAGAAAAATTTAATTTTGTATCACCTGGAGTTCAGGTAGCAGAAATTGATCGATCGGGAGCTCCCGCCGCCGCACCCGTTATTGGACCGGCAGTTATTGGCCGAGCGCCCAAAGGACCAGGTCTGGTACCAACAAGGGTAGAATCAATCAATGAACTTTATGCTCTCTTTGGCCAGCCCAGCCCCGGCGGTCGAACTGGAGACGTCTGGCGAAACGGAAACCTCGCCGCACCAACACATGGACTCTATGCTGCCGAGGCATATCTTCGCAATAATGGACCCATAACCTTTGTTCGCTTGGTTGGCGATGAGGCGCCGGCAGGTGTTTTAGTAACCGATAGTGGCGAACCTGGGTGGGACTTTGATAAAGCAGTTGGGCTCTTTTTTGCTAATTCCATTTCCGGTTCTGGCGGAATAGATAACGTTACTGCTTCTCTAGGCGCTATAGTTTATTGTGACACCGATGCTGATGTGTACTTAGTCAGTGGTCAGAATAACCAAGATAGTTCAAATACAGACTATCAGATGTTTCAGTCCGACGTAGCTACGGCTTCAGACATGACCTATACGTTAATTGTGTCTTCAAGCCTCCAAAACCACTTAACCGCAACGTTTAATTTAAATCCAAATTCAGACTTATATATCCGAAATGTCTTAAACACAAACCCACACTTTACCAACGATGACCTTTACCCAACAGGTGCTCTTAACTACTTCCTAGGAGAGACGTTTGAAAGCTCAATTGCAGAGCAGGTAGTTGGAAGCAGATCTGGCGCACCAACCAGTGTCGGCGGAACTAATGTTGCTTGGATGTTTAGAGCTTCTCTCCAATCTGGAACAGAAGATCACTCAAAGCGAGAGTCAAAAGCCTCGCCGGCTAAAACGGGATATGTTCTGGCTCAAGACCTAACAACTGACATTTCAAACTACAACCCAGCTTCAATGCAAAAGCTTTTCCGTTTTGTATCAACTGACGTCAGAGGCGAATGGGACAACAGGAACCTTAAAATCTCTATAGCTAATATCACAGCACCGACCAACCCAACTGTTGATCCATATGGGTTCTTTGATGTGTTGGTTCGAGAAGCTTCCGATACAGACAATAAGCCGGCAATTTTAGAACAATTCACCGGTCTTACCCTAAATCCAAACTCAACTGATTATATTGCTAGAAGAATTGGCGATCAGTATTATGAATGGGATTCAAACGAAAAACTTTATAATACCTATGGTACCTATGAGAATGTTTCAAAGTTTATTCGTGTGGAAATGATCGATGAGGTTGATAATGCAACAACAAACCCTGCGCTTCTACCGGCCGGATTTTATGGGCCACTTAGATATGTAGGTGAAGCCACTGCCCTCGCCGGTGCCTCATCTAATACTAGAACAATTGACGGGACCAACTTCCTGCCTGCAGGCACCCTAACAACAGCTTCATATTCCAGTGGTGGTGAAATACTAGTAAATGATTTCACGTCATCAATTTCGTTCCCGAAGATGGTTCTGAGGCAATCCGGATCCGATGGGGTCTCCACAATCACAAGGGCAGCCTACGGCGTGAAATCTGAAGGGACCCTAGGGCGACGGGATAATGGATATTCAGACTACCTTGTTAGGCTCTCAAGCGACGTCACCGATGCTCATGTTGCATCTTCAACCGAAGATACTGAATATTCCTTTATCTTCTCGCTAGATGACATAAGCGGCTCAACAACAGCGCCGGTATATGTTTCAGGCTCTAGAGCGTCAGCAATATCGCTTAGGGGAACCAGCGATTTTGATACCTTGCTTGCCGCCGGCATCAACTCTTTCACAATGCCATTGGCGTGTGGAACTGACGGCTTTGACATCACAGAGCCGGAGCCCTTTGCCAACAGGCTGCTAGAAAACAAGGACGATGGTAGCTCATATGAATACTATTCTCTAAGAAAAGCAATTGATACAATTAGAGACCCCGAAGTTATAGAACACAATGTTTGTGCTGTACCGGGTATATACACTACCGGTATTACTGACTATCTTATCGATATGGCAGAAGATAGAAGAGATACACTAGCTGTAATTGATATCGAACATGATTTAAAGACCAGGTTCGAACAAACCACCCAGCCTAGCCTTGGCGGCGATCGAATTACATTACCGAACGTTTCCAGCGCAATTAGCAGCATGAAGAGTCGTGGTTTTAACACCTCATATGCAGCTGCTTACTACCCTTCGGTCCAGATTGCGGACGGCGCAACTGGCGTCCGGCTCTATGTACCGGCTACTGTAGCGGCCATAGCTGCTTACGGCTCGACTGATGGTACTACGGCACCATGGTTCGCACCAGCTGGCTTTAACCGAGGCGGTCTTTCAGCCTCGTCTTCAGGCATAACCGCTACAGGAGTTGCTAGGAGACTAACATCA